CACCACCTTGCCGTCCGAATAGTCGAAACTCTCGTAGTCGCCGCCAGGATAGAAGGGACGCACCACCTTGCTGGGGTCGATGCCATACTCACGGCATGCCCAATCCTTTATCGCCTCATATATTTCGGGGGGGGTGTAGCAGTCGTCCGTGGTCTTCTTCGGCTTGAATTTCTCCACGAACCCGCCGTAATCGTCAATCGTCTGCTGTCTGATGCCCATTTGAAAAGTCCTAAAAATAAAGCCCCTCCTCCAAAAGGAGAAGGGGCAGATTTAAAAACAAGGTGTGAGAATTTCCACAAGCATTCGAATGCAGGAATTTTCTCCCACGCCGAGGTTGAGTTTCCGGCGTGAGGTTGAGTCTCGCACCAGAAAATTAATCACGGTCAGGCGTTGCGCAGCGGATTGTAGGCGACGCCAAGACCGCTGGCGATGAAGCCGGCCACGGTCGAAATGTAGCCGCCGACAGCCGCATCACCGAACGTCATGAAGCCAAGGCCAACGCACGAAGCAATCAGACCCAAGACATAGACGACGGTACGCACCTGCTTGCTGAAAACCGGAGTATACGCGTCCGGCTGCTGACCATCCTCACGCTCGTCAGTCAGATTATTGACGGTGGTCTCCAAAGTGGATGATGCTGCATGTTCTGCCATATTTTATCTCCCTCCTAGATGTGCAGGACTTGTCCTGGATAAATCAGATTCGGGTTTGCAATGCCGTTTTTCGCGGCCAAAGACTGATAGGTCGTGCCAAACTTCGAGGCGATGCCGCTCAACGTGTCGCCGGACTGCACCGTATAAGTCGTGCCGGCAGACTGGGTGGGAGCCGCCGCACCGCCGATGGTCAATGTCTCGCCGGGATAGATCAGATTCGGATTGCCGCTGCGGTAGCCGCTGATCTGCGACGTGGACACGCCAAACTTCGCGGCGATGCCGGAGAGCGTATCACCGGCCTGCACGGTGTATGTGTGGCGCGACTGCACCGGCTGCGCGGCGGGCGCAGTGGAGGCGGGCCTGACGGATGCGCCATTGCCGCCAGCATACTTCGACCAAGCCGCACGGTCGCCATAGAACTTGTTCAAATCGAGGTTCCCACCCCAACCGTCCAAACGTCCGGCGCTCGAATACTGGCGTATCGCGCAAGAGTACGCGCCTTCGTTCCACGGCGTCTGCTGATAGCCGGTCGCGTTCATATCCGCGTACTGGGCGATCCACAGTCCGCAGTTCTGACGGTCTGCCACGGCCTTGACCTGCTGGTAGCGGGACGCCTGCACGTAAATGACCGGAGGCACTCCGATACGCTCCTTGACACGGGCCGCGACCTGCTCGAGATACGCCTCATTGCCCCATGCCGCGTTCTGCTCGCTCTCCCAGTCGAGGCAGAACACGACCTTGCCGACCCAGTTTCTGCAGTTATCGACGAAATAGTCGGCCTCGCCGACAGCGTTTCCTCCGCCGACGTAATGGTAGATGCCGACGCACTTGCCCAAGGCAAGCGCCTGCTCGACCTGACGCGAGCAATCCGAAGACACGTATCCCGTGCCCTGCGTGGCCTTAGCGATCACGAAATCGCAAGGCACTTTGGACAGGTCGATGCCCTGCTGCCAGTTGCTGATGTCGATGCCATTCAAACTCATGGCTAATCCTTCCTGTGTGCATTGTTGTTGAAGATGATGATGAGCGCGAGGAGTATGAGATACGCGCCCAACGCGACTGGGCCGCTCACTGTCGGTCCTCCAAGTATTTTTCGGCTGCGTTGACGATCCAGCATTGCGCGTCCAATTTCTCAAGCTTCGTCAATTCGTATCTGACGGCCTCCGAATGGTCGTGCGACTGGTCGCCGTAGATCAGGCTGATGATCGTGTTCTTGATCGTGTCGCGGCATAGCTCGTCCATGCGGTCGTCGAATTTCTCGGTGCGTTCTCCGAGCTGTCGGGTCTTGGCGAAATGCTGCGAGAGCGGCGAATCATAGGGCAGTCGTTCGGGCCGCACGTGCGAATACAATCCGGTTGCCAGCGCGTCCAAAGCGCCCGGCCAGACTTTAAGCCCGAGCGTGATGAGCGCGCACGCGCCACCCACACCCCCGAAACCGGCTAGAAAATTTTGCAGCACATTACATCTCCTTACGAAAAAGCCCCGCACGTGGCGGGGCTGTGGTTTGTTTAATACGGGTGGTCAGAAGCGGCGAAAGTGAGCGGCAGACCGGCGTTGGACATGACGTCGTATGCAGCCGGATCACAGATAGCGACCCCGACCGGATTCCACGGGGTCGTGCTGAAATACTGGATGACGCATTTTGTTCCGACGATCCGATAGACGCGATACCGGTCGCGCACGGTACCGACTGTGGGGAAACTTGTCGCATCTTCCGTGCTGAGCGCAGAGAGATAACCTTTTGCGGACTCGATGATGAACATGGCGCCCGTAGTCGCAGGATCGACAATGCCGTCAAAACTGATCGGCTTTCTGTTGGGGCTGTATGTCCACGTGCCGTCATCGTTTTCGGTGACGGCACAGTCTCCCCAGACCGTCATTTTCTTTTGTGTTTTGGGGTATTTGGTGAGATTCCTGATCCTCACGCGGCCACCCCCAAACTGAGGGTGAGGGCTAGTATGCCGCCGTGTCCCTGGCGAAGCAGACGACGCCCAAAGCTTGCATGACCCGCCAATCCTCGTCGCTGAAACATCCGATGCACGGTATGGTCACGTGCGCGCCCTTGGCGAGCAATATGCCGTCCCACCACCATGCGGTCATTTCGTGCATGGTGGCCCAGCCATCCGCGATGGTCACCTTCTCGCTCGTCGCGGTGACGCCGGATGACATGTCCGTGAGTATCGCGGAATACATGCCGGTCGTCGGTATAACGGGCAAAATATTGCCCCATACTCGCAGAAGCTGCGGATCGTCCGCCGTGCCGGTATAGGTCAATCCGTCCGTCCGCCCCTCGAAACCATTGTCGATAGGCTTGGTCGGCGCTGTCGCTTGATTTCTGAGTCTCATCGGCGGTCACCCGCCTTGAGATCAGTATGGCGCGGTCTGTGCGGTGAAGAAGGCCGGGAAGCCCCCCCCCCCAACGACGTAAATGTCGTATGCGGGTTTCGATTCGATGGCGATATCACGGCAGGTGGTCTTGTCTTGCGCCTGTATCAGCATGCTCGTGGTCTTGTTCAAATGGAATTCCGCCTCATTCACTGTCTCGTCCAATATGGCGCAACGGGTCCAGTTGGTGTCGCCCACGAAGAGTTTGCCGCCCGTCTTGCTGACATGCCAGTCACCCTGCGGGAGACTGCCTAACTTGGCCATCGAATTCGTCAGCACAGGGTTCGAATAGGCAAGTTTCCGTCTCATCACAATTCCTTTCCGGTCAAAAGCTTCCAACCATCCCATTCCCTGCGCCAGATTTCGCGGATACGGTCGATGAGGAAGCACATGACGTTCGCATCATCGCCCACACTGCCGGTGTAATACCGGAGGTTGTTGTGGAGTTTTTCGGTGCGGCACCACAGGCTGCCGACCGGACCCGTCGAAGGCCGGTCAGGCTGGACGAGGATCTGCTTGGCGCCCAAAGCCTTGCCGCCTTCGCCAATCGACACGTGACACGGGCTGAACGCATCCTTTTTGAGGATGGTAAGGAAATTCGTGGTGTCGCTCACGAAGCTCACCGTGCCGGCATTGATGCTCGCCACAGTGGTATCCGCCGTGGAAAGCGCCAGACTGGCGTCTTCGATATGACCGTCGGCGAAGACCTTCTGCGCGGCCACCTTAAGCTCCGGATGGTCGGCATAGAGTGCCTGAGCCTGGAAGTCCACAGGTTTGAGCCATACGTCCACGAGTGTTTCGGCGGCTGGCGGCCATACCTGCACGCCGTTGTACAGCGCGTTCATCGGCACAGGCACGCCACCATTATTGGTCGTATACGGGAGGCCGACTTTCACGCCGTTGAGCAGTACAACCATTTGTCAGGCCTCCTGAGAGGATGCGGAATCGGTGGAATCGGTCGGCATGGTCTCCGTCCTATCCTCGCCAGACACGTCGGACGCCTTATCCTTCACGCTCTTCACCGCCTCGTCAATCGCCGTCAGAGCCTCGTTCGCATGGGATTCCACGACCGATTTCGACTCGCTGATGCTGTCGGCCACCGACGTCACCTGCGCGCTGGCGGCCTGTGAAGCGTCGGACGCGGCCTGAGCGGCATTCGCGGCCTGAGCGGCCACGGCACTCTGAGCCTCCACCACGGCACGAGCACCGGTCAAATCCTCCAGAATCTGGGAAGCGACAGTCTTAGCCTGACCCTCCGGATAAAACACCATCTGACCAGGATTCGCCGCCGACATGGCCTGCGCCTCAGACAGGGACGAAGCAAGCAGATACGTCAGCGAGGCACCGGAATTAAGCGCCGGAACCAAAGTATCCGAATCCACATCGACCAGCGACGTATACTCGACAGTGCTGGAAGAGGCCGGCACCTGCACGACACGTTCGAACGAGCTATTCGTATCGTCCGGAAATTCTTTGATCTTCCACGCGAAGGTGTTGTCGGTCGGCTCAAGCTGCACGGTCGCAGTGCCGTCCGAACCAAGAGCCACATCGAATCCACCCAGCACGACCACGGTCGATCCGGAAATGTGGCGTCGTACCGGCGCGACATGCAAAGTGCCGGTCTTCGGCCTGCCTTGAGCGTCCTTGAACGAAAAATGCACATTAGTCGCGGCCATCGTTTTCCTCCTTGTTCATGGCTTCGAGCACGTCGGCTGGAATCAGTTTCATCGCCGCCGACAATTGACTTTTCAAAATCGCGATCTCCTTTGCAAACTGGCCGACCTGCATGGAAAGCTGGCCGATCACCTCGTTCGCGTCAGCAGGAATCTGCTGCATCATCCCTCCTTTATTGGTGGCATGAGCGAAGCGAAGAACCGCTCCTCGCATTCGTCAAGCATGTTTTTATTGGAATCGTCATTAAGGAATTCGTCCAGTCCGTCGATATTCCTTGTGCAGGCCACGTCGATGCCGCTCGACGCTTCCACGTCGGAATCGTCCGAGGCCAATGCGGCGCGCATCCGCGCGTCGGCCTCATTAGACATGACCGGCAATCGCATCCCATCACGGGCCTTGTTGCGTGCGGCGGTCAGCGGATCGTCCAACACTTCCCCATCGGCGGCGAGCATGCTCACTCCGGTAGCGGAATCAGCCAAAGCCGACTCCAACGCTTCGAACGCTCCGGTCCACACGCCCCTGCCGGTCTTCGGATCATACCGGCTCACGTCCTCCCTTCCCTGCATGATCGCCGCTATCGCCTCACGGGTCGAAGCCAATCCGAGCAGCGCCTTCCACGATGCGATCACATCGGGCTGGAACACGAAACTGTCCGACCCGTTCACCGGCGGATCGCAGCGGATGATGCACAATCCGTTCTCATCCATTTCAAAAGTCGATGACAAGATCTCCTCCAATCATTTGACCAGATAGGCGAGGTATTCGGCCCACACTTCGACCGGGCAAGGCTGGTCGGCGTTGTAAATCTTCATTTGGAAACCGCTCTGGCCGCCCGTGTTTACCGGATGCGCGATGATGCCAGCCCATTGCGAATCCGCGTTCGCGACCACGTAATAGCGTCCGAATTTAGTCGGACTGAACGTGCAATTGATCTGCGTTGAAGCGCCGGTCGCGATCGTGCTGCCGGAATTCGGCCACCACGCCTTCCACGCGACCGCGCCTCGGAACGTGAAACGATTCGTGATGCCACCAAGATAGCCGCCGAGATACAGGTATCCGGTCGCGATGTTCGCTCCGACTCCGACAGTGCCGTTAGCGTCTTGCGCCCGGAGCCAGGCATTCGAACCGTTCGCGTTATCTCCGGCCAAGACGAGCGATGCGCTGGTTTTTTTGCTCGCGTCAGGCTCGTCGTAATCAGTGTTCGCCACGGCGAACACTTCGGACGTGACACCGCCGCTGCCGGTGCCGCCACGCTCGCGTGGCTTGGAGTTCAGACGCATGAAAGCCGCAGGATCGTTCTTTTTGACGTGTCCGCTCCAAAGATTCATGGCGCTCATCGTGCCGACCTCGTCCGACTGGACGACCGAAGCGACGGCCGGAAAACTGTGGTATGCGCTGTTAGACGAGTCATAGGCGGGGAATTCCAATCCGTCACCGACGAACGTTTCCGCCCCTCCGATGGTAGTGGACTTGTAATCCGGGGAAATGCGCACGCGATGCCCGCTCGCGCGGGTCTGGAAAGTGCCAGTCAGCAGATTCGACTTGCCCTCGCCGTCCAGATTGACGGTCTGGTTGTGGTTGGAATCCCACATCCGCAAAGACGCCGAATCCAATTTAAGCCCAGTGTCCTCCATCTCTGAGCTTTGGAATATCGCGCCCGTGAAGACGTAGCCTCGAAACTGGCCCGCCTCAACGTCATCGGTCACGATCTTCCGCGCCTTAAGCAGCTCGGTCAGGATTTCGCCGTTGCCAATGTGCACGTTTTTAGCCTCGATGCTGCCATCCTTGATGAGCACGCCGCCGTCCACACTGCCCGGGACGAGCAGACTGTCGGCCACGAGGCTATAGGCCGTGAATTTCATGCCATTCCAAACGTGGACGGAACCGATATGGCCATCGCGATCAAGCTCATACCACAAGTCGCCGTTTCTCAGCCCGCTATGGGTCGGCTCAGACATTTGAGCGAAGATCCTGTTCTTGCCGTCTGCGGTGGTCTTCGCGGCCTTCGCCTCGGCCTCGGCCTTGGCGATGTCCTGATTGATGGAATCCAAGGTCTCCTGCGGGACCGCACTCGCCACCGTCACCATAGCGGTGTCGGACCATGAGGATTTGTTGCCAGCATGGTCCACCGAGCGTAGCGCGTAACCGTGCTGGCTGCCTATACTCAGGCCGGTGACGATGTAGTCTCCCTGACCGGCTTGCGTCGCAGACACAACCTTCATGCCGGATTCCGTCGCACCCTCACCGACCTCGATATGGTCGAAATCGGGTTCCATCGACGTGCCGGCGGCTGTCTTGCCATCCCAGTGGATGGTGACCACGCCAAGCTCGGAGGAAAGCACCGGCTTCGACGGTACGGAGCATGGCGTCACGTCCGATTCGACCGTAGCCACGAAAACCTCAGACCATTCACCGAACTTGTCAGAGTACGTTGGCACAGCCCTGACCCTGACCTCGATTTGTGTGCCACAGTCCAGACCGCCGAAGCCAAGCTGCGTCTTATCAGTCGTGCCAGCGGAATGCCAGGGCGCGCCATCCTTACGCAGCTTCCACTCGACCGAATAATTGGAGATCTCGATGGCCGTGTCATTCGTGGCCTGCGTGACCGCGCTCCACATGGCGGTCGCCAATCCATGGGCGTAGCCGTCGGAGCCGATGTAGGCGTCCGTCTGCACGATCAATCCGAGAGGGGCTTTCGGCACGCGATGGTCACGATCCGAAGAGGCGGTCGTGCCACCCTCGCTACCAGACAACGCGGCGCCACCGGTAATGCCTTTGATCTTCTTCGCCTGACGCACGGAGGCATCGTATTTGATGTCGTTCAGAGCGATTGAGCAGGATAAGCCCTCATTCTGGCGCATGCTCAGGTCGATTTCCTGCACGCGCACCTTCTCGCCGTGGCTGACGGTGGGCGCGGTTATCCAATCGCCCGCGTGATAGTCGACGAGCGGCAGACTGTCCACCTCGACGATGACTAGATCGCGCGTGTACTGGCCACGTACCCTCGCAGCATCATCCAAAGTGCTCTGCATAAAGGCCTGCGCCGTGTCCTTGTCGGACACGCCACCCTGCGACGAATAGGACTCCCACTTGCCCCACGGCGTCGGAGCAGCCGGATTATCCATGCGGAAAAGCAGATCATTGTCACCCTCGACAAGGATCGTGCTGGCCAGATCTGCGATGGATTCTTCGTATGGGGCTTCGCTGATGTCGCGTGCCAGCCGCAGGATGACGCTCCTGCTCAGGTCACGGCTCAGGGCGTTGCTGTCCGCATTCCACATTTTCAGCGTGCGGCCGGACGTGCGCCAGTCACAGCCACCGCCATTGACAAGAGACGACAGGATCGTCTGCAGATCCGTGCCGAGCGAGTAATACAAAGTGTATTTTCTGTTCCAGGCATCACCATTCGAATCTTTGGCGGTGTCGAAGCCGAGCGTCAGACCGGTGGCCACGCCGCCACGCGCCTTGTTCTCATCCAACAGCGTCTTGAGGATCACACCCGGATTCGAGCTGTAAAAAGGCCTTTTGCCCTTGTTGTCGCCATCCGTGAGCAGATGGCTGGAATCATTGTTCTCCGCCTTGGACAGCAGCCAGCTTATCGACTGTCCACTGTAGGTGACGGTGCGAGTCCGATCATCGGTCTTGCCGGAACGCCCCGTAATCACGAAACGCGCGTTGTCCGGCTCACGATAGCCGGTGCCGTCCGACACCTCCACGGCCACTTCAAGGCCATCGGTAAGCTCACGATCGAATGCCTGGGCGTCGCCGGAAAGCATCGAATATTCGATGCTGATGGCGCCGTCATCATTGTGGAGCATCGAAGCGCTGAAGCTCACCGGCTCCGCCAATACGCCGATACGCGCGCCGAAAGGCCTGTAGGCCACGAGACGAGCATGCAAAGATTTTTCCATGATCACTCCCACGATGGTTTGTAACGGCACGTCACCGCCGACGTGCCCGACTGTTTGACACGAAGCGTGTAGCTGCCGGAATCGGCGGCAGGCCACACCTGCAACGGTTCGCCCGTCCAATCGATGCCGGACGTAACGTCGGAGCCTCCATCCCACGCCAAATTGCTGCCGGAGGTCCAAGCATGACGGTTGATCGTGTCGAGATAAAGATTCGACGCATTCGGCCCGCTCCACTTGATATCCGTGCCGGTCACCGGGTCGGACACGGCCACGGACGACACGTTCGAAAAACGAAGAATGAGATTAAGCAGCGGAGCATTGGAATACCACCCCTCACTGCCGGTCTCCTCGTTGCCGTGAAGGAAGACGCCGCCCGCAGCGGGAAGCGTGGCAGTCTGCCAATCACCCTGCCAAAACACGTCAGGCAGTTGAAAGACCGCCGTGGCGGCACGATGATCGCTCCACGGTATCTCGTCGCCGTCCGACTGACAGGACGTGCACACAGCGCTAGCGGTCATGCGGCGCGTCAAGCCGGATACCGTGTCACGCTCCACACGAGTCAACTCGGCCGCGAGGCGGCAGAGCCTATAGAACCGGTGCATGAGCGCGTCAGCATCAGGCCCGTCCGTGATGAATTTGAGTGTGATTTCCGGCGCGTCGAAAGCAAGCGGGCCAGCTGGAAGCAGCACACCATTCCTGCCATTCACTGTGACCGAATCAATGCGCGGGCTGATGCTCGTGAAATGGGTGGTGCCGACAATCAGACTCGAATGCTCACCGGTCAGCTGCTGACCATTGATGAGATAATCCGTGAGAATCATTGCACCACCCTTTTCGCTTGTGTGTCACCATTGCGGCATTGCCGCCGTCTGCAATCTTTGCTGCGTGCTGATGCTCGTCGGCGCGATCGCCGGATAGTTGAACGTCTGCGTCACATAAGTGACGCCGCCGGAATCACCCGCCGGCGTCCCGTTCGTGACATTCGCCCTACCGGCCTTCGAACCGTCGCCCTGCCCATCAACGTGCACGGTCATATCCTTCACGGCAGCACGCACGCCTTCCAAACCGGATCTGATGCCGTCGCTGACATCCTTGGCGACATCGTCGCCGAACGATCCAACGGCATCCGGCATCGACATTCCCGCAGTGGCGAAAGCCACGTCGAACCCGCCGGATAGTTTCGCATTCATTCCGTCGATGGTTTTCTGCACGCCACGCCAACCATTTCGCAGACTCCTGTCGAAACCATTCATGATCGCCAGGCCGGCAGGCTTAAGCATCACCTTGTCGTAGGTCAACGGCCCCTTGTGCTTGACGATCCAATCGCCGATGCCACTCACAAAGCTCGTCACGCCATGCCAAGCGGCCTTCAGGCCGCTGAGCAGACCATTGAGGATGGATTTGCCAGCATTCCAAAGCCATGTGCCAGCACCGGCGAAAGCGCCCCTGATGAGATTGCCGATTCCGCACAGGATGCCCCAGACGGCCTGCCACGCTCCGGACACGATCTGTTGGAAGCCATGCCACGCCTGCGACCAATTGCCATTGATGATGCCAGTCACCATGTTGATGACGCCCTGGATCACACTGACAATGCCGCTGACGACCGAAGTGATCCCATTGATGACGCCCTGGATGAACGGCAGCATGGCCTGCACGGTCGGCATCAAAGTGGCCTGGATGAATCCGCAGATCGCATTGACCACCACGCCAACAATCGACGCGACCATCTGGATGACCGGCATCAAAGCCTGCAGAATCTGGCCGATCGCCTGCGCGACCTGTTCGACCACGGGCGCGACTGCCTGGACCAAAGGAATGATCGCCTGGACCACGGAGGTCACGACCTGCAGGACCGTCTGGATCACAGGCACGAGACTTGAGATGATGCACGAAACGACCGGCGCGATCGCCGTGATGATCGCGCCGAGCGCGGACGTGATGATCGGCATGATCGTCTGGATCAGTGTGGAGATGGCGCTGCCAAGCTCGCTCAACGCCGGCTGCAATTGCTGGAATGCCTGCTGCAGGCTTGTGAGGATCTGCTGCAGCATCGTGCCGAATTGCGACCTCAGCTGCGGGCTTGTGGCGATGAGCGCTCCGATCATCGCGATGATGATGCCTATCGGCGAGGCCAAACCTCCAAGCAAGCCGGTCAAAGGCTTGAGCATGCCGCCGACAAGCGGAATGTTAGCCAGCAATCCACCGAAACCGCCGGCGCCCAACGCGGCCAACGCGGCTGCGACGGGAGCGATGACACCGCCGAAATTCGAAAACACGCCACGAATGGCGTTGACGGCATTCTGGAAGGGAGCCGGCAAAGTCGACACAAGAGTGTTGAACATTCCAGGAATCGCATGGACGAAACTCTTGATGATGACGCCGACGCGAGGAATCACATTCTTCGCCGCGGCTATCACCGAGTTCACGAGATTCTGCGTGACCGCATTCATGTCCGCGTCGCTTTTGCCAAGCTCGGCAAGCCAATTCGTCCAAGCGGCCTTCATCGCGCTGACAGACCCCTCGATCGTCGATGCGGCCTCACGCGCAGTAGTGCCGGCGATATGCTGCTTCTCCTGGATCTGCTGGATCGCCTGAATCACATCGGCGAACGAATCGATGCTTAGATTGGAAGCCTCACCGTTCGCAGCCCCCCACTCGTTGGCGTCCTTGATGAGACGTTCCATCTCCTCCTTGGTACCGCCATATCCAAGTTTGAGATTGTCGAGCATCGTGTAATTCTGCTTCGCGAAACCGTTGAACGCGTTCTGCACGTCCGTCGCGTTGGAGCCGAAAGTGTTGATGTTGTCGGACATGGCGCGCATCGCGACGTCTGTCATGTCGGCGGCCTTCTTGGTGTCGCCGCCAAGAGCGTTGATCAACGCCGCGGAAAAGCTCGTCGCCTGCTCCATGTACGCGTTCGCGCTCATGCCGCAGTTCTTCCACGCATCCTGCGCGTTCGACATCACGGCCTTCTGCGCGGCCTCGTTGCGTTCCCAGTCGGCACGCACCGATTCCGCGCTCTTTCCGGCCTGCTTGGCATACTCGTCCAAAGTCATGCCCATGTTGCCGTAAAGTTTCGCGACGCCACCGCTCAGCTGCTCGTAATCGCTGTAGCTTTGAAACGCCTGCTTGCCGAAATCGACAAGCTTCGCACTGACGGCGGCAATGCCGACGCCGACGGCGGCGACCACTCCCGTCGCCATGGTTTTGACATGTTCGACGGCCTTTGACGAGATTTCCCTGAACTTGGCGTCAACATTCGAGGCGAAACTACCGACCGTTTTGCCGATCGCGGAAAACCCACTGCCGAAAGCGGAGACAGTGGACCTTACTCCTGACGGCAAACCATCCCACATGCGTCCAAAAGCGCCCTTGACAGCTCCGGCGGTTTCTGACGCGACTGACTTGACACCGCCGAAAGCGCCTCGTATGACTGTCGTCGCGCCGGAGAACGCCCCACCAACCGACTTTGCGGCCGAACCAATCGACTTTACGGACGAGCCGACCAGCGGAATCTTCTGCACAAGTCCGGAAACACCGGAACCGATGGTCGAAAAACCAGTCTTGAACGCGTTCGCGGCGGCACCGAAACCAGTCGCGGACTTCGAAGACTGCGCCGCCAATTCGGCTTCAAGATTCTTCAGACGCTCCTTGGCGCCCTTCAGATTCTCGGTCGACGCTTTCAGGGTGTCGGCGGCTGTCTGCTGTTTCAGTTCGGCCTGCTGCAGTCTGATCGCCGCGGCCTGCGCCTGAGTGGAATCCGCTCCGTATTTCTGCGTGGCAGCGTTCAGCTTCTCCTGCGCGGCCTGCACCTGCACGGACGCGGCCTTGTATTTCAGCAGCGCGTCCGTGTTCTTCTGGCTCGCCTGCGCCACATCCTTTTTAAAGGACTGCAGGGCTTCGGAATTCAGCTCTTTGCTGCCGTCGCCGAAGCCTTTTTTAAACGCGCCGCCAAGCGTCTTGCCCTGCTTGCCAGCATCGAAACCCTTCGAAAAGGCGTTTTTCAGGTCGGAGACGGCTTTGCTGGTTTCTTTCGCCACTTTCTGGCGGAAGCCCTTCATTTGAGGGAAAATGCTCACATGAGCGGAACCAAGCTCACTGCCGCCAGCCATGACAGTCTCCTCTATTCACTTGTCTTTTTGACGCCGAAAATGCCACTCATCGACGCCTCGGCCTCACGACGCTCCTCATCGGTCACTTCGACGTGCTTTTCCCCAGCTTTTTCGGGTGCGAGGTCTCCAAGCATCGACGTTCCACCAGCCTGAATCGCGGCGATTATCGCCGTCGCATCCATCGGCAGCACCATATGCACGGCAGCCATGCCGGTGTAACTGCCCGGGTCTGCCGAAATGCTCTCGAAGAGAGCTATCGCGTCCGCATAGCGGAGCCTGCCGCCCAAGTCGGCCTGCAGACTCCATCCACGCGCCGCGAAATCAGCCCTTATTCGGTTTCCGTCTTTTCCTTGGAGGATTCGGCAGAAGTCGACGATTTTCCCAATTCCACACCCTGGATCTTCGCCAATATCTCGCCGTAAGCGTTCAGAATGTTGAAGGGGACCATTGCAGGCTCCTTCGATAGCTCCTTTGCCGCATCCTCGCCGGCGAAGGTTTCGAGAATGCCTTTGAGCATCTGAATCTGCTCACTGTTGGACTGCAACTCGGACAGGCGGACGAAATCATCAATCGACAGGGCCAACGGCAGCTTGTACACATGCCCCTTGGGAGCCAGGAACCATACGCCATCGCCCTTGATGATGTGCTTCACGTTCATGGCCTCTGCCGACTTCCGCAAGGCCTTCGCTTCGTCTTCGGCGGTCCATGCTTCGAATTCCTCGACAGTCGGCTGCATATTCTTGCTCATTTCTTCCTTCTTTCAAACGGCTAAAAAATTTCCTTTGCTTCGCTGGATGAAGAGTGAGATTCCCAGCACATGCGAAGAAAGGGAGAAAGAAACATGCGCTGGGAAGAATCAAAATCAGGCTGCCGGAGTGTAATAGGACTCCAGATACTTCGAATTGCCGGAATCCACGGCCACATCCACAATCCATTCGCCGGTCAGCTTGACACCGGACACCTCACCGCGATTATCCTGATCCGGTTCGGCGTTCGTGATCTGCACGACGCCAAGACGACGACGATGCACGCCACTCTTATACACGGTTTCTTGATAGGCAAACCATTTAGCGTCCTGAACGAGGTCTCGGACGTGATACACGCCGCTGGAATCCGGCTTGCCCTTCATGATTTCGCGCGTCAGATCATTGTCCTCGGCGACGGTGAAGCCCAATGTGAGCTTCGGGTCTGCCGCCTGCAACTTGTATCCCGGCTGGTGGAATTCGGTGGCGTCATCGCCGTCTCGTCCATCCTCTGGAGCCCCATCGGAAGTGATGAGGCCGACATTCTGTCCGACCGTGAAAATCCCGGTCAGCTTGCTCATAGGCTCGGCCACGGTCTTCGCGATCATCGCCGCATTGAGCGACTTGGAAGCATCATAATGCGCCAGCAGAATCTTGCTGGAAAGCACCACCTTGACAGCGCCAAGGTTGTTGCCGTCTTTATCGGCTGCCATGTTTTGTCCTTTCAAACAAAAAAAGCGCTGAAACACTTGGTTTCAACGCCTTAAAAATCAGAAAAACTTTAAATTATTGGAGGAATTCCCCAATAGCGGAGAATTCGAGGGCCATGTAATAGCGTGCGATGTTCGCATCCTCGGCCACGGGAAACGGACCATTGCACCCGTCCTCATCAATGCCCGCGATTGGTGAACCGTCAAGCGAGCAAATATCGGGGTCGGTGAGCATGCCGTAGATTCTGGCCGCCAAGTCACGGCATGGTTTCGGAGCGGAACGAGAGCCATAACGCACGGTCACGCCGACGCTCCTGTCGAAGAGCACGCGATTCGACTGCGATCCGCCATCATCACGCACCACGACGAGCGGCCGTGAGCCGTCGTAATCGTCCGGCTCACGATTCGAAACGATGATCGTCGAAAAAGACGGCTTAAGCCTGGCTCGCAGAAAAGAGCAGATCCACAATTCAATGTCTGGCGGCAAGACTGCTGTCATGTTTTGCCTGCCTTCAACGCCTTGCGGAGATTGCCAGTCTGCGATTCCACGAGCAGGGTCTTCGGGTCGGTGCCGACCACCATGCATGTGGTTCGATGCGCGTGCTTGACCTCTTCGATTTGGAGGCCGTCGCGATACGCGCCCGTGTCCACCGGAGCATGCGATTTCGCATATTCGAGCGTCTTTTCGGCGGCGCGACGGGTCATGGCCTTGACGCCAGCCGAATTCAGCAATTCGTCAAAATATTTGTCGTTGAATTTGACCGTCACACCCATCACGTCACCCCCTGTACTCGGATAGTGGAATCTCGACCGTCGGCTGCCACGACGTGAAAGCATTCGCGTCACGGCTCGGATAGCCGCTGACCTCCCAACGTCTGCCGTCATCCGGCAACGCCTGAATCCTGTCACCCGGCATGATGTCGAGAGTCGGATCTGGAGACGTGAGGTAAGCCGCGCTCGTGGTCTGCTCGCGCAGGCCGTCGGGCGTGCGCGTGCTGCTGGAACTGGCGAGAGCGCCGGCGAAATCCAAAGTTTCCGGATTGGACCAGTCCTCGCCGGTCTGCTCGCCGGAATACGGGTCATCGACTTTCCTCGCGCGCAGTCGCCGCCATTTGGTGGCGCCAGGCATACGCCATCCGCCACCAGCGTTCAGATCGTCAAGCAGGCTCATGGCAATCCTCCAAGCCTGTAGGGTTTGAGCTTGTCCTTCTCGTCCTGCATGAGCGACACCACGTCGAAACTCGCGCTGGAGCCGTTGGTGGACTGCGAGGTGACGATCCCGATCGGACTCATGCCGGCACGCTTCGCGGCGCTGATGAGCACCTGCTGCACGTCCGGCGCGTCATCATATCCGGCATGGATCGCGTAGCGGATGGCCGCAACGCCGACCGGGAAACCACCGGACAAGGATTCGACCAAACCCGTTTCGGGGTCATAGGCGTAGGCCAACGGATTGCCCTGACGGTCGGTCAATGATTCGATGCTCGTCACATGACGGGCTGGCAGTCGAATCACCGTGCCGCCGCGAGTGTTCAGCGTTCCCGTCAATGCCGTGGTCGGCATGACATGCCAACCGCATTCGCGGCGGATGGCCGCCTGTGCGGCCCTGAGCCGGAAGGCGGCGTCATCCTCGAAAGCCGAAGGGTCGGCAATCATGTCGGGAACCACATTCGCGTCAATCATGCCGACCCCCAGACTCACTCGGCCTTGGCCGCGGCCTTGGCTGCGGCCTTGCCGAGCGTCACCTTGACGAACGCCTTCGGATACTTGACCTGCAGGGCGAGACGCTCCTTCACACGGAACGTGATCTTGTCGTTGGTGAAGTCGTTTTCGTGGCTGTTGGTGGATTCGACGGTCAGACCGCCCTTGCGGTAGATGGTGCCGCCTTTCTTGAAAGCGCCGACGAGCACGGTCCCCTTGGTCATCGCCGCGGTGACCACGGTGCGCAGCCCCCACAGCGGCGGATTCTGCATGATGCCGCCATTGCCGTACTGTCCGGCGAAGAAACCACCTCCGAAATACTGGCCGTTCGCGTCCTTGGACAGGCGGATTGCCTGATAGTCCGCAGGATTGATGACCACCGCATCGGCGGAGAAGCCGGTCGCGGTGGCGATATCCGTGGTGGCCGCAAAGATACGGTCCGGGTCGGAGTCCGCGGCCTGACCCTTGGACTGGATTTCCTGGCTAAGAATGCCCTTGAGATTCGGGTCGGTGCCATCGCCGGACAGGAGCTGAATCTCCTCCTGCAGCTTCAGGTCGTACTGTGCGTGCTGGTTGATCTCGGACACGACGTACGGCAGGTCTTCGGCCATGTCATCGGTGATCTTCCACCATGCGGCTACCTCATGCAGGCTGTCGGACACCCAAGTCGGATCCGGAAGATGGATCTGCGGCTTCTGGCCGCCCTCGGCGACTGTGGTGGCATTGCCTTCGAGCTCGCCGTAGACCGGGTATTTGATGGTGGTGCCGCTCATGGTGCCGGACGCGAAAAGGTCGGCGATGACGAGCGGACGTTCGTAAGGCCATACGCCGTTCTGGTCGGTTTCGGTAAGGAACGGCGCGTAGGCTCCGGACGCTCCGCCTGTGGCATGAGTGCTAGAAGACGCCTTGAATTCCGGAGTGGAGAACAAGCCTCCCTTGGTGGCGAGCACGCTCAAACCCTTTTCCTGCAGGGACTTGACGTAGAAGTCACCGAGGGTCTTCGCCTCGACGCCCTTATGCTCGGTCTTGGACGCTCCGGCGAGCTTGTCGAGTCCTTCGCCGGCCTCCTTGAACAGGTCGATGCGCTCCTGCAGCTTCTTCGCCTCGGCGTAATGCTGCTTCAGCTCCTCCTGCTCCTTTTCGGTGATGTTATCCATTCCCTTGGCGAGGATGGACTGTGCCGCCTTCTTCTCGGCGGCGAGATTATCCATGAGATTCATGGCACTCCTTTCGGTTAATGTTCCAGCGAGAAGAAGTCGCTGATGGTCTTGTATTCCTCAGCCCACTGCGGGTCAAAGCTTTTCTGGTCTTTCCTCTTCGAATCGTCCGAATCATCGGTGGAAGTGTCTGTGGGGTCGGAGTCATCCGTGTCATCGTCCGGCTTCTTGTCGGCGGAATCGATGCCGTCCAAGACCTCATGCAGACTGTCGAGCGCCGCACGGAGCTTGCTTTCGTTCGAAGCGCTGATCGCGCGTCCGCTCTTCACCTCAAGCACCTCCGCGCCCTGATTCGCGGCCACCTGCACAAGGGAAATCTCAAACAGCTTCAGCTGGCGAATCTCACGGTATCCATCCCACGCGCTCTTGCCGTCCTGCACGAATGCGGTCTCCTCGGCGATGTAGCCGATGCTCATCTGATGGATGAGCCCGCGTTTCAGCAGGTCGTATGCGCGCTTGCCTTCCGGCAGGTCAAGGTCGAGCCGGGCCGTGACCAGCAGGCCATGCTCGTCCTCCACCGCGCTCAACGTCTCGCCGATGATGTCGGTGGGCTTATCGTCCTTGTGCTGCCAGTGGATCGGGATGCCCGCGCCGGTGCCGCCGTAGTCGTTCTCCAATGTTCCGGCGAAAGCACCCTTGACGATCACGTCATCGTACAGGTCCTTGTCCCAGGTGCTGGCGTATCCGCTGAACACGCCCTCGCCTTGACTGTCATCAAGGGATTTCAGCTCGAAGCCCTTGAAATCAAGCCTCATGATGTTTCCTCCTTGGTGAGCGCGTCCCACTCGGCGTGGAATTGCGCGTCATACCGGTAAAGCCTTTTGAATTCGGCGAGCATGGCCTTCGCGTCCTCGCCGTTGACTGGATTGTTCTCCTGCGCGTTCTGCGTCCGACCGCCGTCCTGCGGACTGGGCTGTCCGCCCTCGCTGACGTTCAACGGCGTTATGAGCTGGTCGCCTCCCGGCACGCGAGGCATATCAAGAATCTGACGTGCCTGATTCGTCGTCATGAAAGGCCTGCCGGTAGCAGTGCTGAGCGCCTGATACTGCTCGGACGTGGTGCCGCGCAGTTTCGCGTCCACGTTCGCCCTGATGTAGCAGTCCGGTTCGCCCACAGCCTCTGGAAGGCTGAGATTCAAGGCTTCCTCAAGAGCGACGATGTACGGCATCAGCTCCACATTCCACAGCTGCTCCTTGTAGGCGCTGATATTGGAATTCGTGCCGGTACGAAAGCCGACATTTTCAGGCGAAATCTGGAAAGCATTGCACACCGCGATGTTGATACGGTCACGCGCCTCCAGATCATTCACATCCACCGGCTTGAAGACGTTATCCAGCGGGCGCATCTCCATGCCGTCCTTGAGGACTGGCCAGCCGCCCTCACGCCCGCCATTCTGGATGAAATTACGCAATCCATTGGTGAAATCGTCGTAATCCTCCTGCGACAGCCACGGCATCTCCTTCGGCCTGTAGACGTAGCCTCCGGCCTGCATGCCGTTCTTGGCGATATTGCGCCGATAGGAAGCCATCGCCTTCGCCTCGGCCAATAATGGCCGGAGCACGTTGGTCACGCTGTCACCGAACTGGAAGCCGGAAATGAAGCCGACGTCCAAATGCACGCGAGGATCAGGCAGATCAAAATGCATGGCCTGCTGACTGTCCATCGTCAGCAGATTCACGCCGGTAATCTCACCGAAAGCGTTACCCGACAATTGATAGCAGTCAGACGGTATGCGACGGAGCGTGAAACGGCCACCGTTCACGCCCAGGAGCATGAGCCACCGGTCATCGAGCAGCATGTCACGAAGAAGCATGCTGATGAAACGGTAGCGGGTCATTCCAGGAAGAGGAGAAGGCCGCTTCATCAAAGCGGCAAGAGCGCCGTCTGTGACTTCCTCGGCATCCCCGTCCGCATTCTTTCGATACACTTTGAACGGCAATGACGCGATGTTGCGGGTGATGAAGTCCACCACGACACGAACCGCGTACTCCCTGCAGTAGGCGCCGGAGGCATAGCCGTAGAAGTCAGCGTCTGACGGCCAGCTATCACCGTTGACGAGTGGAATGCTGGTCGCCGGCGTCGGATGTGCGTCTGTCTCGGCCATCTTCATGCCGACGATCGCGGCATTATTGTGGAGGAGCCGGTCAAGGAATCCCATCAATACTCCCCTCTTTGTGAAGAATCTAGAATCTGACCCTCACGCCTTGCGAGGGCTCGTATTTCGGTTTAAGCACTTCAGCCTGCATGGTCTCCAACGCGTAAAGCGCCTGCGATTCGGCAACCAAGCCGGAAATCTGCAATGCTGATTTCGTCCTGTCCCACACCTCGACCTCGCCAAGACGCCGGGACACGGCCACACTCACCTGCTGTTCGATGGCGGGCTGCGGAAGATGCCGCAGCTTGCCCTCACGCACACGATCATGGAAACGACCGCAACACGCGCCCAACCGGAAGCCTTCGATGAGATGCACCGTCCACCCTTTTTCAGTCAACGGGTCGATGAAGTCCACGGCAGGACAGCCCTTGCCCTGCACGGCGATCTCCGTGACATGCGGCCAACGCTCCTGCAAAAGGTCGAGATAATGCGGCACCCACAGCATGCCGTCACGACGAGCTATCAACTCCACATGCGGCAAACCGTCCGAACGCATGCCGGCAGCGGCCACATACGTTGTCTTACGGTCAGCCGACGTGTCCACAGACAGCACCACTCGATTCTCATTCGGAATCGTGGAACGCGAGTCGATTCCGCTGGCCCACATTTTCGGATTGATGAAAGGAATGATGTCAGCCGTGACCCACTGGCACAGGACCTCGGTACGGAACGCAGCCTCGGTCATGCCGTCAATATCGGACCGAACCGACATGACGGTCATCGGCCCATAGCCGAGCGACGGATTCGCCTGGCGAATAGCGTCGGCATCATCCACCGGACACTTGTCCCGAGCAGACCATTCGAAATATCCGAAAGAGCCATCCCGCTCACCGGACAGGAACACGGCAGCCGGATCGCCACCGTCGGCGCTCAGACGAGTCCACTCGTCAACAAGCTTGCGGCCTTTGTCCACCTGCTTGCGAAGCGCGACGCTGCGATAATCGCCCGCGTTCGAAATGCCCCATAATTGGCTCGACCAGACCGCCTTCGTGGTCTGACTGACGGCATTCCAGCCATCGTCATTATGCTGTTCACGCAACTCGTCGAACACGACGCGGGCAGCGCTCTTCGCGCGGATATTCTTATCCGCACGGACGATATACCGGGCTTTCGAGCGGGTGATGATCGCCTCCTCGCCGTTAGTGTTGACGAATTTCTGCGTCATCGCGGCGAGATCCGGAATCACCAGATCCGCTTCCTCATCAGTCGAAGGCTGAGGATTGCACCACTCCTTGACCTGATTGTACGGCCCCTTGGCATTGTCCAACGTCTGCGCGGCACCAACCACCAGGAATTTGACGGGCGGCACTCGGTCGGGATGCTTGTTGGAATCCACGAAAAGCCACCATGCGGCCAAAACGCCCATCAGCGTGGTCTTGCCGTTCTGTCTGGCCACAAGCACGATGACCTTGCGGAAGCGATAACTGCCATCCTCAAGTAATTCAAGCGCATGCACTAAAAGCCATTGCTGCCACGGGTAAAGGTGGACGTGCAGCATGATTTCCGCGAACGCGATCACAGCGAAACCATTGCTTGTCTCCTTGGTCAACGGCCTGAGCGGCGGCGTGAAGATACGCGGCAAGGTCGCACCATGATTCTCATCGTCGATGGCACCGAAAACCGTAAGATTCTCAGACGCCATCGGACACCACCTCTCAGCCGAAACGCTTCATGAACTCATCCATCGCGATAACCTTGCCGCTCTTCGACTCCTCGGCCTTCGGCTCAGGCTTCGCTTTCGCGGGACGCCCAACCTTGGCGGGCTCCACCAACGTCAAACCAAGCGACTGACAGTATTTCAAAAACGTCGGAACCGACACATTGTCCAATTTCCCATTCTCATCGATGAAACCAGTCTCGCAAACCGAATCAATCCGAGCAGCGAGAATACGCGCAGCAGCCACGACAGCCGCATTCTCAGCACGCAACGACTTCGCATTACGCAAAGACCTCTCCAACGCATCAGCCACGGACTCATGCGGAAAACGACGCTCGGAAACACCCTTCTTAACCGTCATAGAGCCTCCTTCGCGCGCGACCCATCAACAAAAAACATCATCGGGGAGAGGAAGAGCAACCACGCGGGCAGTGGGTCGGTTCGGGGTGGTTTTTAGGATTTCACCGCCCCTATCCCTTTGATGGTTGGTGTTTTAGTTGCTTGTGTTGATCCATTGTCGGCTTAGTGTGCCGATGGGTGCTGGCGGGTCACTGTTGCCTCTTAATCGGTTGCAGCTGGTGTGACTTGGCCGGAAGCCTGCTGGGTCGAACTGCAGCTCGGGGTGCTTCGATACGGGATAGAGGTGATCGAGATTGAATGAATCATCAGTGGTGTTCTTCGGCGCCTCGTAGTCTATCGGCATTCCGCAGAGCCAGCAGACCGCATGCCGTGCTTTGCATTGGTTGAAAAATGCGGCCTTGTCTTTTTCGAATTGGCGGCTGGTCTTGCGGACTCTTGGCATGTGTCACCGCCTTGTAAGTGCTTCGTGCCGGAGTCGGACCGGCGTGAAATGGAATGCGTCGTTGTTGTCATTATGGGTGCGTGGGGCGTCCGTTGGTATTTGCGCTATTTCCGCCTGCTCTGCCGTTGAGCTATCGAAGCTGGATATGAAAAATGGTCCAAACCATTTTCTGGCTGGACCATTTCATTCTACAAACATACGACAGTATAGCATTTTAATTGTGACAGTCAAGCATGGCGGTTATTTCTCCGAGGTTGAACACGTACTCTCCTTTGTGTTTTGTCGGCGTGGCGTGCAGTTTGCCTCTGGTGAGCCATTGGCGGATCTGGTCGCTGGTGCAGTGGATGTCCATTTTGGCGAGGTAGCGTGCGACTTCGACTGGTTTTCCGGTGTATTCGAGTTGCCAGAGTTTGTTGTCGCGTTCGGCTTTGATGGCTTGGACTCCGCCTTGCCATTTGCAGTCTGGGCATGTCCATGTTTCGGCTTGTGGCGTGCTGGTGGCTTGGTGGCCGCATTTTGGGCAGGTGCCGAGGATTATGAGCTCTTCTTCTGGTGTGAGGGCTTGTTCGTTGCGTCGGACGATGTGTTCCAGGGCGGCGTAGTCATCGGCGGCGGTGCTCATCGCCAATATGGTGTGCCGGTTGCTGATGATGGCGTACCATGCTTTCCGCCAGTCGAATCCAGCGTATGCCGTTCTGATTTTGCCTGCCTGTTCGGCCAGCCATGCTTCGCTGTCTGCGATGAGGTCTTGCGCACGGGTGTCGATGGGCAGTGGCGCGTTGCCTTTGTTTGGCGTGTGGCTTGTGGGTCCGATGTGCGCCTGTCGGAGCATGATGCTTCGCAGGGTCGGGAGCTGGATGTGTCCGAGTTGGTAAATCATGGCCCAGTAGTCTGTGCGGCAGTTTGCGCAGAGCATGTTCGCGGACGCCGGTTTCATTGGCTTGTGGCAGTGCTGGCAGTCGGTCAAAGTCGGGTCTCCTTGTCGTGCTGGTGGATGATGGCCGCGACTTCGGCTTTGGGCACTTGCGGCACGAGTGGCGCGATCTCGTCGAGCGCGTAACCGGCCTGATGCCACTTGATGATCATGTTTTCGAGTATTTTCTTCACTGGTATTCCTCCACTGTGTCGCAGCCGATGGTCGTGCCATGGTCGGTCAGGCAGACCCATGTCACGTCGCCGGTCTTGACCGTCGTCATGCCGTAATCATGATGCGTGCCCACATACCAGTACGAATAGATGCTTAATCCCACCAGCAAGAGCACTGTGACGACGGATACCACCAGTGCGACAATCAGACATTTCTCGACCTTGTCCAAGTCGTTCATCATTCACCGTCCTTTGCGATGACGTCTCCCATGGCTTCCCGATACTTCTTCGTCCGTTGGAACCGGTCGGCGAGCATGTTCGCGGCCTTGTCGATGATCTCGTCCTTGCGTTCTTCGAGGAAGCTTTGCAAAGCATCCCCCATCATGGTCTTCCACATGTTTTCCCGCGAATACGCGCTGGTGTTCCTGAAAACACTGTCCACGGCGTTTTTGGTGAGCTTGTCGAGCACGTCACTGTAGGCGTGTTCCTCGATACGGTTCTGGATGGCCTTGTCGTCAATGTTGATGGCGAACTGCACGATGTGTTCCATGATTACTTTCCTTCCTTTTCGATTTCATTGATCTTTTCGGTCAGCACTTTGGCCGCCTTCTTGTAGCATCCCCACTTGATTTCATTCCAGAATGGTTCGAGATCGGCCCAGTTCTCGGCTTCTAGAATGCCGAGAAGCCTGATGGGTCTGGCTGTGATAATGTCGCCGTCCGGCCCGAGGTACATGGCAAGGAACGGCACGTTGTTATCGATTGCGTGCTTCGCATACCAGAGTGCTTTCTTGAGGTCTTCGACACCGTTCTTGTCGCGCCACCGGTAGCAGTATTTAATTACGTTACCCCAGTCGAAGCTGAGCAAACTGGATAGTTTGATGCATTCGAACGGGCCGTTCTCGTAATGCTTTGGATGATTGACGTTATCCATGGTCTGCTCCTTGACCGATGCCGAATCTGATGACTGCGACGCATAAGCGTAACCGGCCAATACGTTGTCGAACAGGATTTCAAACGGGTTGCGGTTCATTCGACGGTCTCCTTGTATGGGTTCTCGCTTGTATATTGCGGAAAGTCGCATTCCTGGTCTTTCCATCCGGCCGCGTAGCCTTCCTGCCATGCCTTGCGACGCTCGTGTTCCAACCATGCCAAGCTGCACATGGTTCCCGGGTTGTTGTGTTTCATGATTTTGTCCTTTTTTAGAAAAGTGTTTGCTGTTCGCTTTCTTCGGGTTGCGGCCAGCTGAAATCCGATAGGTCATTTACCGGCAGTCCGGCCCACGGGTCAGGATTGCCGGGCACCGGCCGTGTTTTCGGAAAACCAGGAAGCGTCGAATAATGGAATCCGTTGTCGCCCACTTCCGCTGGCTTGACGCTGACGGGCATCAGGCCGCATTCGTGCGCGCCCAAATATTGGCCGTCCGGACTGATGCCCAATGGTCCGGCGACGGTTTCCAATCTGACGATGTCCATGTGTGACACGTGCCGGATGCGTATAAGCGGCCTGTCAAGGATGATCGCGGTGACCAGGTCGTCGCCTTCGATGATTCCCGCGTCCCATGACTGCCAGACCACGTCCCTTTCGCTGAAAATCCACCGGCCGCATGAGCACACGACCGGAAAGAGATGCGCCGGATTGCCTTCCGGGGCGAACCGGCGCATCCACTGCGGCGGTTTCCGGCTCATCCCATCATCCGCTTCCAAAAACCGTCGGACGCCTCCACAAGCCTGTAGCCACAGTATGGGCAGGTGGCATAATATGCGCCGACGCGTTCTCCGCAATGCGCGCATTCGATAAGTCGGATTGTCCTGCTCGTTCCAGTCATATTCTTCGACATAGTCGATTCCTCCTTAGTTGAGGCTTCGTTTGATTGATTTCCAGATCTGGTCGAGTTCGGCATCGGCCAATCCACTATCCCTACCGCGCTTCAGCAGGTCATCGTGGATCTGATGTTCGTTTTCCGGATGGTTTTTGAAACGTCCGTAAGCCCACGCATGCAGCGTGCTGTTGCGTTGGCCTTCCGGCACTGGCGTCATATCCGGCATGCCATTGGAAATCGACGTGGCACGCCTGTCGGCCATGACATCGTCCAGACTCATTTGCGGCGCGTCCGGCTTCGGCTCGTTCGTGTAACCGTAATCCTTGAGCATGCGCATGACCGCCTCGCTCGCCTCCGGCACCACGCCGGCAGGCAGATCCACCAGCTCATACCGTTTGCCGTCGATGACGCTGCCGGGGCCAAGCACATAACCCTTGTTGCTCACACGCAGATCGATCGGCAGATTCTGCTCATGCACCGCATTCTTCAGCAAGCCGATATCCATGCCGGCCGGCATGCGATAGTACAGATGCATGCCATGCGGTGTTTTCGTGACCAGCGTGGCCGGGAGCATGTCGGTGCCATAATCGCCCGTCAACGCCTGCAAGCACTGCCAACCGTCAGGGCCACCATCCTCGGACGGCTTGTCACAGTCGATGACGAAACAGTCGCCGAGCGGCACGACCGCATAACGACTCATCTGACCGGTGATGAACGATGCGTCCACGTGGCTCTCGTCAGACGGATTCAAACGCTTCCACGACAACGACACCTTCCCGTCAACAGCGCCGCCGGATTTGCGTGCCTTGCCCTCGCATGGAGCGAAACCGACATGGCCATCCAACGCGGATTCGACGATGCCGGCCAGATCATGACAATCGCCCACATCCTCCAACGGGAGCAGACTGTCACGAGACGGCTTCGACAATGCCGTCTGCCACCAAGTGTCGGCAGGCTCCGTCTCATTGTCGAGAGCGGCCTTGCGGTACACTTCGAAACGATCACGGTTAACGACACGGACGACGCGCGGCTGTCCCTTGCCAGGCAATGCCCTGGAACGCGCGTTCTCCAATCCGAGCACGTCCATAAGGGATTGCGGAATGGTCATGTGGAATTCCTTACGGTAGTCGCCTTTCACGGCAACCGGGTCACCATACTGCTCTTCGTTCGACGCGATCTCGCTAATCAGCCAAAACATCTCATCCGAGATATTGCGGGCCGGGCTCAGATTCACGATCTCCGGCTCGTCCGACCTCTCCCACAGGCGGCACGACAGGATGAAGAACGCTGCGGGATGCCGATGGCAGAAACCCTCGATCGCATGATACTGGTCATACGATCGACCCTTCGACTGGTGGAATTCGACCTTGATGAAACGGCGCGAGTCCGAATTCTCGCTGGAATCGGCGAACTGCATGTTCGTCAGGTACAGCATCGTCGCGGTCGGCGTGACGACACGATACCTGCCTCCCGTCACTCGCGCGTTCATTTGCGAACCGGTCGACAATGCTCGCAGCAGGGGGAGCATGTCTTCGGTGACCGCGCACGCCTCATCGTCATAGGCGAACGCCTTGCCGTCCATCTCATCGTTCATCGATTCGCGGCCAAGCGTATAGCCGCCGCCTGCGCAGTAGCCTTGCACGCTGAAACCAGGGAAAACCTTGCCGACACCCAACACGCCAAGCAACGCCTGACGGGCGATCAGCGTTTTTCCGTCACCACCATGACCGGACAGCACATAGGAAAGCTGCTTGAACGGTTCCAGCCACGGAGTCGCGAACATGCGGCACAGGTTCGCATAGGACTTTTCGTCGACGGTCAGCCATCTGAGTATCCGTTCCGCATCCTTCAACGCCTGATTGCCCATGCCGACGGGAGTGAACGTCTGTGTGACGGCGATGTCCGGCTCGTCCTTCAGACACACGACCCTGCCGTTGCGGCGCACCCACACGCATGGGTCGCAGCGCACGCCGCGTTCGACTTGGTCGAACCATTGCGAACGTTTCGCCTCGCGCAGAATCGTGGCCGAGTAGAGCGGATTGCGGTCGCTGCTGCGCGCGTTGCCGCCGATATGGTATTCGTCCTCGATGGTCTTGACCGGATGCCAGCTGTTGAGCAGCAGTCGCTCGCCTTCATGGTCGGCCATGTCTGGGTCGCGACGCCATAGCCTGTCCTGTGACGGACAGTAGCGCAAATGGCCTTCGCGGAGTTCCCATATGGCTTTCTGGTAGCCCGCCGCGACGACGGGCTCTTTTTTGCGGTGGTCTTCCTCGGTGCCGCCTTGGCAGACGAGTTGGAGGTTGCGGCCGTCGATGGTCGTGACGATCGTGCGGTCGTTCGCTGGCGTGAACGTGAGTTCGAGCAGATGAAAGATTCCTGCGAATCGTGCGGGCAGGCTCTCAGTAAGAATGGGTTCGTATTTGCGGTAGTCTTTCATTTTCACCTCCTTGTTTGCCGCGTGCCGTCGAGTGTGCCGTTCCACGGCCTATACACACAACACAAAAACAACAAAATAAATACATATATAAGAAACAACGGAACATTGGAATAGTTGTATATATATGTTTGGTTTGGTTGGAATTCCAACGATTCCACTGTGCCAAAGTTTTGGCACAGAATGGCACATGTGCCGTTTCTCTGATGATGCGAGCTGTCCACTATGCCACCCTGTGCCATTTCCATAGGTTTCCTCTCGAAGAGACTCGTCATGTTTGGAACAAGCGTCCGCCACCGTCGTGGCAGCGGCGGACGCCGTCGAATTCATGACCGGCCTAGAATTCAGGCTCTTGTCTGATGCCTGCGCCGAGCGCGTTGATGACCTGGTCGGCCGGCTTGCCGAGGAGTCCGGCGATCTCCTGCGCGGTCTTTCCCGCAGCTGCGAGCTGGCTTATGGTCTGCCTGTCGCTTGCGGTCAATCCGGCTGGCTGGCCGATGGTGGTCGGCTGGCCGTAAGCGGACTGCTGTGGCTGCTGTGGCGCATACTGCTGCTGTCCTGCCTGCGGGTCGTTCATCGCAGCGCTCAAATCGGACTGTTTCTTCGGTGTGACGACGTAGTCGTAGATCTTCGCATCGTTGTATCCGCGGGTCTTCGCGGGCTGCGTGCGGGCGAACGTGGCTTTCAGACGGTCGCCGACGTTCGGATGGTCGCCGACTCCGGCCTGACGGCATGCGAGGCGCAATTGGCCGATGTTGTAGCCTTTCACGTACACTCCGCGGATGCCGCTGTCACCGACCCTGTCGGGGTCCTGCAGGCTGGTCTGCAAGTGGATGACGACCTGCGGCTTCGCCTTGCCGTTCGGATAGTACAGTGGTTCGCCGGTCGTGAAGTCGGTCTGCTGTTCCGCGCGGATCTCCACGATTTCGCCTTCCACGCTGGTGCCGATCGGATCGTCCTTGCTGAACGCGCTGGGCGCGCCGCCCTGCATCACGTCGTCAAGGCTTAACGATTCGGCGGACTGCTGCTGCGCCTGTTGTGGCCGGTAGCTGGCTCCGCCTTGCTGGGTGAATCCGCCACCATAGTTTTGTGTTCCGAACATTATGTTTTTTACCTTTCTGTTTTCCTGTAGGTGGATTCGAGCAGCCCGACGAGCTGCCCCCATTTGTCCGGCAATGCCGGATATTGGCTTTGGTTGATTCCGGCGAGGTCGCCAAGCTGGTCGTCCGGCCAACTGCCGCATTGGAAGCAGTGCGTCGGACTGGTCGGCAAGGCGTGTATCCACGCGTCACGCATTTCGACGCCGGCATCCTGTTCGATTAGGTCGAGGAGGTTGACGATGAGCTGCGCGCGGCTTAAAGCCCACTTGCCGGGCTTCGGGTCGAAGTCGAATTCGATTGGCAATGCGTCGGCCAAACTGACATTGTTCCTGGGCAGGAAGTAGATCGCGTTTCTTTTGCAGGGTTCGCCGTCGTTTTCCAATCCGATGCCGTACAGGCTCGCCTGGATGCGATATTGCTGTGACGGCCCGTTGGCTTTGACGTTGCGGATCGTGGTCGTGCCGGTGATCTTCCAGTCGATGGTCGTGTTGTTTGCCACGTCGTACAGGTCGATGCTGCCGTGGATGGGCTGATGGCCGTGGAGTCCGTGGATTGCGCCGACGTCGACGTGTCTTTCGGCTTCGTAGCGTTTCTCACATCTGGTCCATGGTTCGCCGTCTTCTTCGTCCGGCACGAGTAACACGTCGTTGCGACTGTTGAACAGGTGTTCGAATCGTTCGTGGACGCAGGTGCCGATGAATGGCAGCCATGCGGCCGACTGGCGTTTCTCCCATCCTGCGAGTCGGGCGGCGAGGCAGTGGAGGCAGTCGGTGCCGAGCTCCGATGGTCCGATCTCCTTTTGTAGGCTGCGTGGCTGGTTGGTGATGTGGTCTTCGATGATGCCGCGGATTTCATCCCATTCCGTCGATTCCACCGTGGGTGCTGGCGTCGTTTCCGGTATGGTCTGGTTTGCGGCCATGACGGCTTCAAGGTCGAGTTGTGAGCTCATGTTTCACCCCTTTCGCGTATTCCTCGTCGAGACGGGCCCAGAGGAACGCCGCTAGGCTTCCCGTCTCTTGTGTGTCGATGATGTAGGCGTCTTCGAGGAATCCGGGCGCCTTGTCGTAATGGTTGAGCGTCTTGCTGAGCGCACGGTCGACTGCTTCCTGGCTGATCGGGATGCGCATTATTCGACCACCAGGCTTGCCGCGCCGACTTTCACGCAATCCTGCAAGGCGTTTTCGCCGACCAGTTTGATGATCGCGGACAATGCTTTCGGCTTGACCTGATAGCAGTCCGCATGCTGTTGGATTGGGAAGTGTTTTTCGAATGCTTTGGCGTCGAGGTTGCGTTTGCCTTTCTTGATTTTCACGGTCAATGGTCCGGCCGCGTATTCTCCTGGCGCACGGTTTTCCATGATGAGCGCTTTGAGACTGTCGGCCTGTTCCTGCAGTTGTTGGATTCGGTCGAGGATTTCCGCGTATCTGCTTGCCAGTGTGGCTAGTTCCTGCTGTTCTGCCATTGGTCAGTCCTCCTGTGTTTCTTCGAGTTCGGCCTGTTCCGCTTCGGCTTTCTCCGATTCGGCCAGCTTGTTGTCGTCGAGCTCTTTCCTGCAGTGGAGTGGATTGCGGAGGAGTCGGCTGATCGCGGCGCCTTCCTTGACGACGTTCTGGCAGATGCCGATGCATTCCGAGATAACGGCGGCAGGCGTGCCGTACAGGTCTTTCTTTTCGATGGTCGCGTCGGCTTTGTCAATGAACGACGCTGCGGCGTCGCCTATCTTGCTAGCGGCCGGATAGAGGCTTGCGAGGTCGGCGCTCATGTCCTCGTCGTCGATGAGGGACTGTACGACGTAGTTGCTGCGGGGTGTTTTTTTCATTGGTTTCTCCTTATCTTGGAACGTATTCCTGTTGGAAGTTGATGATTGCCTGCGTGCACGGCTGGTAGGGGCTGCCGTGCCATGTGAGCGGGTCGCCTGTCTTGCGTTTGCGGGGGCCGTACACGCCGGATACGAGCCTGTCGGGGCGTCTCACGTGGACGTTCGCGTCGATGATCTGCCGGTCATCCTCGTATGCGACGCCGTTGAGCGCGTCAGTGAAGAGTTTCGCGAGATTGTCCCAGTCGCGTCCGCGCCGGGTCATGGTCCAGAAGATGAGCGTGATGGCGACCGGCCCTTTGTATGGGAGCAGGTCCGGGTATTGTCGTCGCCATTCCGAGTAGACGCGATTCTCCGCTTTCCGCGTGGCTTCGGGGGTGATGCCGTGGCCGTTGTAGACGCGTGGCCGGCCTTTTGACTGCGGGTCTCCTGGGATTGTCAGCCTGCAGACGGACGGCCATGATGGCAGGTCGAGCGTGTCGAAGCTCATTTCGCCGCATCCTTGCTGTAGTTGGCTTTGATGTCCATCAATTCGCCGTTCAGCAGCTTGGTGGCGAACATGTATACGACTTTGTCGTTGGCGTGGTATGCGGCGCGTTGCAGTGCGGAGATGGAGTCATAGATGCCGACCAGCGCGTTCACGATGATGGCGCGTGGGTTCTCGCATTGTTTTTCCGGTGCTGCCTCCTTGTTGGCGGTGATTCCCTGGCTCATTGGTTCCTCCTTGTTGGCGGCTGGTTTCGATGTGACGGTCATGATGGTTTCTTTCTTCTTTCCGGTTGTGTTGGTTTTCCGTGTCTTGCGTGGTGAACGCTTGTCGTAGGCTGGCAATAGTCCTTCCTTGCGGAGTTGGCCGAGAATGTTGCCGACCGTTTTCTGGCTCATGCCGAGCGCTTCGGCTGTTTCCTTGCCGTCGAACGGTTGGCCTTGGTCGATGCGTTTCCTGCAGTGCGCGAGAATGAGGTCTCGTTTCGACGGTTTCTCCGGCAGGCCCTGCGTGAGGAGTCCGGCCTTTCGCAGCGCCCGCATTTCGTCGAGTCCGAGACCGGCTTCGCCCGACTCGTCGTAGATTTTTCTCAGTTCGGCGAGTTCCTCGAACGTGTATTCGTGTTTCAACGTGTTCCTTTCCTGAGTCTTTCGATCAATCGCCTGTTTTCGCGGATGAAAGCGTCCACGTCGATTCCCTGCTTGGTGAGGGTCGGCTTGCCGGTGTCGACGCGTGCCTTACCGTCGCTTTTGACGTTTGGGTGGCTTTTAATCCGCGTGCCGGGATGAGCATGCCGTTTTTTCATCTCGCCACCGTCCTTCGGTATTCGTGCGCCTGCGCCCACCGTTCGGCCACGGCGCGTTGGTATCGGACTTTGCGCCTGTCCTGATGGCCTTCGGGCGGTTCCACGCCGATTTTCAAGTACGGCGGGCCTTTGCCGGTGCTCCGCCAGTTGGCAAGGGTGCGCACGCTCATGCCGAGCATGACGGCCAGTTCGGTTGGCGTGAGCAGGTCGGTCATGGCCGGGCGTTCCGAATGTCGCCCATCGGGTCGATGTGGAGGCCGGTGAGCATTTCCACGGTGTCACTGCCGCCGCCGCGTTCGATATGCCTTTTGAGCGCAATGTCGATGGCCTGACATGCGATTCGTGCGGCAAGCGCGGTGAGTTCGCCGAGTCCGTCGCCGGGCAGTTCGACGCTGCATGCTAGGTCATCGGATGCGCCTAGCGGCATGATGAATGTACCGATGGTCGAGCGGGTGTCGTTCTCATTTTCGATGCATTCGGCCGAGAGCGTGAATCTCAGCGTCACGCTTTTCTTGCTGCTCATTGCTGTTTCCTTTGCTTTGTTGACGTTGTGGTGCCCCACCATGACGAGTGGATGGGGCTGAGTGGCTGGTATCGGAGTCGGACCGATGCCGTCCTTGGATTCCGAACGCCCCTTTGACTGTTGGAACACAGACCTGAACGTGTTCGCGATCGGTGGCGTGGCCGACTGTGATTGAAGCAGTCAGGCGGACTTGAAGGGTTTGCAGGCACCGGAATGCCTGCTTCTTGATAGTTAGAGAGAAGAAGATTTGGAATCCGTGGACGGGCGAACCGTCGCACAACCGAAGCCACGACAGAATGGTTGTGTATGTAAACGCCGTGGCGGATTGTTTTTGTTGTTTGTCGATATTCAGTTATGTGTTCCCGCCAGCCGACATGAGTGAACGTGGATGTCCGCGAAAAATATCCCAGATTTGGTTTGTTTTGTTGGACTGTCGGCTGGTGGGAAGTCTTTATTCTCGTGGGGCGAACCGCACGGTCAGCCATAGGCCGGTCAACAGGTAGACGGCGCTCACAAGGATGGTGGCGGCTTGCGAGTCCGTCGTCCGCCACGCGAACAGCAGGGTCATGCTGCTCACGAATCCGATGACGGCGGCTGCGAACTTCAGGCGGCGGAACGTGTAGTTCGGCTTCGTTTCCCCTGCCGGTTCGTTTTCGGGCTGGCGGTCGTGGTTGGTCATTTGTCTGCCTCCATTTCCTTGAGGATTCGATTGCATTCGCGGCGGACGCGTTGCACTTCGGTTTTGCTTAGGGTGACGTCGTAGTTGCCGGTCGAGGTGCGGAAGCTCATTCGGGCCATCGGCCTGCCGTCCTGGGCGGTGAATGCCTGCATCTCGAATCCGCCGTCGTCCATCCAGCTCATCTTGTGTTTCCCACCTTGTTGTTGATCCCGTAGGCGATGCCTTCGATTTCCGCTGGCGTGAAGTCCGCGAGGGTGATGTTTTGAATGCCGTCCACGAGGCTGGCGCTACCATCCTCATGGAAGCGGATGTAGAAGCCGCTTGATGCGAGCAGCAGGCTTCCGGTCTCGTGGAGTGTCGGCGGTTTTGGCGGGTTGAGTAGTTGGCTGGTCATTTCCGCGCTTCCTTGACGATCGTGTCGATGATGACGTCCACGAGGTCGGGCACGTCGATGTCCATCGGTCCGGTGATGTGGCCGAGGAATCGGCTCGCGTCGATTTCATCCCACTGTTCCGCGTATTGCGGGCGAATCATGTCGCCATGCTCGGCGAATTCGTCGAAGACGGCTTCCACGCAGGCCTTGCGCAGGTCTTTGGTGTAGGTCTTGCTGTCCATCGGATGCTCCTTTGGTGTGGCTTTCAGGCTTTGAATTGTTTGATGCTGTCGATTGGTTGGATGAGGAGCATGACGAGGTTTTCAGGTTCCATGTCGAGCATGGATGCCGCTTTTTCGATTTCGTCTGTCGAGAGTGGCGTGTGGCCTTTGAGCCTGTTGTTTACGGCTCTGATTTCGAGGCCCCATGCTTTTGCTAGGTCTTTTGGTGTCTTGTCGTGTCTGGCGAGTTCCGCTTTGAGGTTTCTGGTGGCTGTTTCCGTCAGACCGGCCATTCATCCTCCTCGATTCCCTGTTTGGTGAGGCATGCGCGCCAGTCGTGCCAGCCGGGGCCGCGCATGTGGCCGCATGGGTAGTGGTCGGGGGTCTTGGTTCTTTTGGTGCTCAACATCTCGTTTTTCCTTTCGACGGTTTTAATCTATGCAAATTCGTAGATTTAGACTATGAATTTGCATAGTTCTTTACAATTTGTACACATTGACTACGTAATTGGCTATACTGGAGGCATGGGTATGAAAGCAAACGAAGTGACCGCATTCGCAAAACAGGTCATGCGAGAGTGCGTCAGGCTTCAAAAGCAAAGCGGCATGACCATCAAGGAATTCACCAAGGCTTGCGGCTTCGGCGAGGACTACTGGTACAAACGGCAGAACTTCACGCGCCCGCTCAACCTGAGCGACCTGGAACGCATCAGCGAAGTGACCGGCGTATCCATCGGAGACATCGTAATGGACTCCAAGCGTCATGCTGTCGAAGCCGCCGAGAGGAAAGCGCAGGCAGGCGGTTATGGTCTTGCCGCCTATGACGCCGCTGGCAAGCAGGAGGCCATCGATGGAGAGGCTGGGCCGGATTACGACGAGCCTGCCTGACCTGCCGATCGACCGGCGCATGACATACGGCGCCATGCGCCGCGCCATCATCGGCCTACCCGTC